ACACATCATGACTTAGTGTGTATGATGAATAACCCCATGAATTTTCGGAATGGACATTTTATGCTTGCTATGTCCATCCTATCTGATGCACAAGAAGCAATGGTGCATAGCGATAATGAAACTGCAAGGCAGTACATTAATCGTGCTAAGTTTGTCCTGCGTGAATGGCGTTTGGACAATGACAATAACCCAATTAACTAACCCAACCGAAGGAGATTTTATTATGACTATCAAAACTATCACATTTCACCAGCGTTCAACAGGTAAGACAGGACAGGTTCTGGCATCGCCTCAGATTGAGAAGAAACTTGCCAAGGTAGAGGCATTGTATCAGCGTTATCATGGCACGAAGATGGGGCGTATGAAGTTCTATGAACTTGCTCTGACCAATGCCCGTGAAGCCAAGGCTGATGTAGGTGGTTACTTGCAGTACACAACAGAGGCTATTGCAGGTATCTTCCTTGACCATATGCACAAGGAATTGGGTAAGGCTGTACGCCGTAAGGATACCACCCAAGCAATCGCTCTTGAGGTTGGCGGTATCACGATTGATAACCTTCGTGACCTTGCTAAAGGCAAGCGTGGCAAGGCTAAACTAAAAGTAGATGCAAATGGTAAGCGTATCCTTACCCCTCGCAATCCTAACTTTAAGGTGGCTTAATATGTATGTAGTCGGTATTAAAATCGGTGGTGAGAGTGGGCATGTAAATGTCCACCCTTCCACCCTCGAAGGTGGTGACTGGACTAATGCCATTGAATATGCTATGGAAATGACACAATCACTATATCCTAATCACAAGATTGAGTTTGAATATATAAAGGAGTATGATAATGCCTAATCACACAGACAACAGAGTTATCCTGTCACATGATGACACCCAGATGATTGACATGATTTACAACATCATGAACACAGAGGACACACCATTATGTCAGACACTTATCCCTATGGATGAGGCATTACTCAATGGCGAAGATTGGTATGACTGGCGCATTGATAACTGGGGTACTAAGTGGGAAATCTATGATGTTCGTTGTGACCGCATGGATGCCAACACACTTGTGTTGTACTTCTTTACTGCATGGTCACCACCATTCCCAATCTATGATAAACTCACAGACATGGGCTTTGAAGTGACCGCACGTTATCTTGACGAAGGTTGGATGTACATTGGCGAATACAACAGTGATGGTGACCATGTACACTTCGACAATGTTGAGGATGTAGTCACAGAGTATGAAGAACTTGACTATGAGTTTGGTATCTCTGAGCAGATAGAATCAATGAAAGAGAGTGCATAATGGTTAAGTACATCTGCAAACACTGCTTAAATGTTCAATACCTTAGTGCGGTGTTTAGGATGTATGTTCACCGCATACTTTGCAGGGTATGTGGCAACCCCATTGAATACAAAAAGCCTGATGAGGAGATTGACGATGACAAAGTATAAAGTACACACTCGATGGATAGGGTATAGTGCCATAGTCGTTGAAGCGGATAGCCCAGAGGAAGCAGAGAATAAAATGTGGCGTGGCGAATACCATGGGTGCGATGCTGAACACACAGGCTTTGGTTTAGATTATGGTTATGACCGTGAGCAAACTATTGAAATTGAGGAGATTGACGATGACTAATGAACTACAACTAGCACCACATGAACTGGACATACTGTCTAAGGTAGCAGAGGAAGAACTGCTTGTATTCCTGAGTACAGGTGAAGAAGATATGTGGTCAGGTTATCTGATTGATGACCGGATGTTTGACCTTAATATATTCGGTGATGACTTCTGCCCAGTTGGTCATGTGGCTTGTGTAATCTATGAGTGTGACCCATGCAAGGATGAGCATGGTATGAACAACTGGACAACCAACACTAGCAAGTGTTATTATTTATGGGAGAGAAAAATTGAACTGTTGGCACTGTAAGACAGAACTGATATGGGGTATTGACCATGACGTATCAGATGAAGAAGATTTCTACATCATGAGGACGTGCTTGCACTGTCCTAAATGTGGATGTGACGTAGACGTATGGTATCCAAAGGAGAATGACGATGAGAACGATTGAACTACAAGATGATGAGATTGCTATCATCTGGTCTGTTGAGGATGTGATACAGGAGTGTGACTGGCTCACAAGAGAACAGGCACTTGAGGTGTTGCACAACTTAGACCACAACCATGATGCCACTATTGGTATCAATTGGGAAGTCATCTACTACAATGCACAGTGGATGTATCCAAAGGAGAATACAGATGACTAGAGAAGAGTTTTGGGAATGGATGAAGACTTGCCCTGCTGATTGGCTAGGCGATGATAGCGGTTGGTTTGTAGCCAATGACGAAGGCACAGATGTTCGTATATTTTTTCACTTTAAGGAGAATGATGATGAATAGATTTATTATGTCAGATTTAATGGACAATGTAATAGGTGGGATAATTGTGTTTCACATTGCACTATTGCTTATCCTTGAGGTAGCACTTTTTGTGGAGTATCTAACATGAATAGATTTATAATTGACCATCACCCTGATGCTATTGCACAGCAACTGTGTGACCAGCACATTGTGAAGATGCCATTGGAAGAAGCACAGATGTTATGCACTGCACTGTGGCATCATGCCCCTGACTATGCAGAAGCCTGTGAGTTATACAAGCCTGTGCATCAGAAGCACCCATGCACACTGTGGGCAATGGAGACACGAGCGAACTACAAGTTTGCTTACAGCCTATACACATCCATGCTATGTGAGTATCACCACAGATATGACAAGTGGCATGGTGCAGGTAAACATAGTAGGTCGTTGTATAATGGCATTGCCCTGATACCTGAAGGTGCATTGACACCACACCCACAATGCTTCAGTGGTCACGATGAACTCAAGACAGATGAAGCCTACCCTATTGTTGCCTATCGTGCCTTTTATGCTGTTGACAAACTCAAGTTTGCTAGGTATAGTAAGGGACGTGAGATGCCAGTATGGTTGGCAGAGAGTAAATATAACCTTGAAAGGAGTATGTAATATGGATAAGAAATTATATAAGCAACACATTCTTGCTTTGATTGAAGAAGTAAGACAACTTGATATGCGTGTACAACCACAAGACACAGGGCATATAAACACAGCGATAGATGTGCTTATGCAACGCATTGACCAATTACTGCAACATTTAGTGGAAGGAAAGTAATATGAAACTAACACATGAACAACGGCTAGAGTTTCTCAAATCTTATAATGAGTTACGCAGTACAATTCAGACGATATGGGAATGTCAGGATATGTGGATATCTGACCTTCGCAAGTTAGAAGGCTTACAAAATCTAATGGAAGTTGCTATGAAGTTTGCACCTTCAAGAGATGACGAAGGTAACAGACTGCACTATCATGATTGGGTTCTTGATGACACAGATGAAGAGGAGTAATAATATGGCTGAGACACTAATTGTAGCACTCATAGTATTTTTAGTGAATATCTAAAAATCTTCGGGTAATAGTATAGTACAGAGTTTGTTCTGAGTATAGGGATATGTGTAGGTCGGGGATATATACACAACACAATATCAGTTGACATTTAACTAACATAAGGAGAGCATGATATGCCTTTAGATTTTTCAATACCAATGCAGGAAATGATTCCTACTAAACTAGACTTTGACGTAAAGTTTGAACCTACCAAGGTGCATGACAAGAAGTACGTCATCAATGGCAACACTGGTGAATACATTGGTGTTGTTGGCAACACATTCAACTGTGCTAATCACACAGATTTTTTTGAGGGTGTACATAACACCGTCACTGAGAACTTGGGTGAGGAGCAGTGTGATAGCATGAACATCAAGTGGCGCATTGCCAAGCAGAATGCATGGGCTATGATGGACATGACACTGCCTAACGTCACTGCTCGTATTGCTAACGACAAGCACAGCACTACCATTGCACAGCGTATCATCGCCCTGCATGGGGTGGATGGTTCATGTTCTAACCAGACATACTTTGGTGCTATTGATTTCTTCTGCACCAACGGCATGATTCGTGGTGAGCATGACAAGATTAGACGCAAGAACACTGCCAACTTTACGATGGACAGGTTTGTTCGTGACCTTCGTGAATCAACACAGTCGTTCTATGCACAGTCAGAGCGTCTACAAGGCTGGGCGAACAAGCCTTTGTTTGTTGGCGATGTTAAGGCTATGCTAGAGGCACTGCTCAAGTCTGACAGGACAGCAGAGAAGATGTTTGGTTTGTATAACCAAGAGGCTAGTGTGCGTGGTGAGAATGTCTGGGCATTGTACTCTGCCTTCACTAACTATGCATCCTATGCTGATGAGCGTAACGGTTTCAATCTGCGTGAGACAGGCAAGGATACACAAGCAGTGTCCATGTTCACTCGTGAACACAAAGTGTCACAGTGGATTGAATCGCCAGTGTTTAAGGAGTTGATTGCGGCATGAAACGGTATGTGATTGAATTTGCACCTGATTGGTGTGACGGTTGCTTGTCTTATGATGTAGATGCTTCTTCAGAAGGGGAAGCATTTGCTATCATAGATAAACTTCTGAAAGAAGGTATGTCATCCTGTGATGTAACAGCAGTTGATGTATGGGAGTATGACAAGGATGACTTAGATAGACATCTTGGCTGCTTTAGTTATCCTAACTGTGATGAAGCACCTATGGGTTGTAAGGTAATTATGGGTAAGGATGTCGAACCATATGGACATAGAGACTAGGAGAAGGTTAGTATGAAAACAGTAAGTGACTTAGTACAAAAGTACTATTCGTCTAATGATTTCAGTATGTTAAGGGACAGGTCTAAGAAGGACTATCAATACTTCCTTGGCATACTGACTGACGAATTTGGTGACAGTGCATACGATAAGGTGACTACCAAGCAAGCCAAACATGCCTATGAGGAATGGGTACAGCGTGGTATATCACTGGCTAATCATGTGTGTACTGTGTCATCTATCGTGTATCGCTACGCAATAGAGATGGAGTATGCTGTCATCAATCCCTTTGCTAACATCAAACGCAAGACACCCAAACCTCGCAAGGTTGTGTGGACACAAGATGACGTGCGTCAATTTCTTGACTATGCGTATAGTGATTTTGACTATCGCAGTATTGGATTGATAGTACACATGGCATACGAATGGTGTCAGCGGCTGGGTGATATGCGTCTGCTTACATGGGACATGCTTGACTTTGACGAAGGTAAGTTGCATTTAGAACAGAGTAAAAGACGTGCGCAAGTTACACTGCCCATCAGTGAGGATTTGTGTGGCATGTTGTCACAGCAGTCTGATGAGTTTGGCTTTCAACCGTTGGTTGCGCCACGTCCACGCCCTATGAATGGTGAGTACCACGCATATAGCATTGACAGGCTGTCTAAGTTTGGGCGGCAAGCCATGCGTAATGCCGGACTGCCAGAGGAACTGCGCTTGTCTGACCTAAGAAGGACTGGCACAACAGAAATGGTTGAGGCTGGTGTCGGTATGGCACAAATCATGTCGGTTACAGGACATAGTAATCCACAGTCAGTCAAACCTTACATGAAAAATACTTATGCCAGTGCAAATTATGCGTTGACGGAACGGAAAACACATGGTATAAGCAATACAACTGCCGCAAAGAAAGTGATACATACATGAGTAATATATATAACATTATAAGTGATATAGATATACCTAGTGGTAGTACAAAGCGTATGACTTGTCCTGCTTGTAAGGGGTATAATACATTCACTGTGACTAACAACATGGGTAGCCTTGTGTGGAATTGTTATAAGGCTTCCTGTCAGGTTAGTGGTGGTACTCGTGTTCATATGACTGTCGAAGACATACGCAAGGGCTTCGGTGGTGCGGAAGAATACGCCTCTCAGGATGTATTCAAACTACCAGAGTACATTGTACCTGCTAACTTTGATGTGGCTGAGTGGGCGATGGAGTTGTACGGTATTGATGCTGAAGAAGTTGGCATCATGTATGATGTCAAGGAGCATCGTGCAGTATTCCCTGTCGTACATGAGGGTAAAACAGTGGACGCTACCGGACGTGCGTTGGGAAAAAGATTACCTAAATGGAAACGATATGGAAAAAGTGGCTTGCCATACATTCATGGGTGTGGTAAAGTCGCGGTAGTTGTTGAGGACTGCATAAGTGCTGCGGTTGTAGGGAACGATGTTTGGTGTGGGGTCGCCGTGTTGGGGACATCGTTATCCGAATCACACAAGAAGTATCTTGCGCAGTTCTCAACAGCAATAATAGCCCTAGACCCCGATGCTTTGCCGAAGACACTTGGCATGGCGAAAGAACTCAGAGGTCATGTAAATGATGTTCGTGTTCTACGCTTGACAGATGACTTGAAGTATCGTAATCCAACAGACTTTGAAAACCTAACCAACATAGGAGTGTAACAACATGGAACTATCCCTAATACGAAGTTTAATGGACAAGAGTTTCTACGATGACCATCGTGGTGCTAAGTGTCCTGACCGCCTGTTCAGTAAGGATGTACGTAAGATTAAGCAGACCATTGACAAGGCGATGGACACATACAGCCGTACTGTATCACCTGATGAGGTAGAGGCATTGTTCATGTCGGACAACCCGACACTAACCACAGCACAGAAGCAAGCCTACGCTAGTCTGTTTGCCTCTGTGAAGAATGAGAACACGATGGGCAATGACATAGCACAAGAGGTGTTATCCAAGTTGTTTCGTCAGGTGATTGGTGAAGACGTAGCCAATATCGGGTTTGATATGGTCAACGGTGATGCCAATACACTGGAGTCACTGCGTAACCTGCTTGAGATGTACAACGATGACTTTATTCCCAACATGAACATTGAGTGGGATGACATCACGATTGAAACACTGATGGCAAAGGCTGAACTTGAAGCACGTTGGACATTCAACATATCGCCACTCACTCGTAGGGTTGAGGGTGTATCAGGTGGTCAGTTAATTGAGGTAGGCGCACGTCCTAACACTGGTAAGACATCTTTTCATGCCAGCCTCATTGCCGCACCGGGTGGCTTTGCACATCAGGGTGCTAAGTGCATCATCTTGTGTAACGAAGAACCTACCCACCGTGTTGGTGCTAGGTACTTGACTGCTGCTGCTGGTATGTCTGCTCGTGAGGTACGAGAGAACATGAGTAAGGCACAGGCACTGTATGCACCTGTCATGCAGAACATCAAGATTAAGGATGCTGGTGGACGTGACATGACATGGGTTGAATCTGTATGTAAGTCATACAATCCAGATGTTCTTGTGCTTGACATGGGTGACAAGTTTGGTGTAGCAGGTAGTTATGCCAGAGAAGACCAAGCCCTAGCCGCTTGTGCTATCTACGCTAGACAGATTGCCAAGACATATGACTGTGCTGTATTCTATATGTCACAGTTGAGTGCAGAGGCAGAAGGACGTACCACACTCAACCAGAGTATGATGCAGGGTAGCCGGACAGGTAAGGCGGCAGAAGCTGACCTTATGTTGCTGATTGGTAAAGCCGCATCTGTGGAAGGGCAGGAAGAAGAAAGCCCACTACGTCATGTCAACATCGTGAAGAACAAGTTGAATGGCTATCACGGTATGGTGAATTGTAACCTAGATTATCTGACAGCGAGGTACGAAGGATGAAGCTAACACTTGATGTAGAGAACACAGTCACAAAGCATGGCAAGAAGATGCACCTTGACCCCTTTGAGCCAGACAATACACTGGTGATGGTGGGTATGCTTACTGACCAAGGTGAGGAGTTCAGTATCACCTTTGACCACAGTGAGTGTGTGCCAAGCACCAATGGTCACAAGGTTGTACAGGAGCAGTTGGACAAGGCTACCGTTCTGATATGCCACAATGCGGCACACGACTTGCTGTGGCTGTGGGAGAGTG